TGCAACAAGATTCCTACAAGGTTTTAAAACTTCAGGAAGTCTTAGAGGTAAAGTTGCCCTCGGTGCCGGAGCCGTGATCGGTGGTGGAGGAGCAGCCGCGCTAGTTAGACAATTCAGAAGCGATGATAAAAGTACCTATCTTACTAACGATAGACAAATGGAAGGAATGATTATAGCGGATGATATAGAACGAGATTTAGAGGACATGGGTTTCATTCTTGATAACGAGGGTAAAATAGAATTAGCAGCAACCGGTGCATTATCTGCATCAATGGTAAAACAAGTTTATAATGCAGCAAGAGCGGGTGAAGCACAACTTCTTGAGATGCCTAAAGAATTAGATCAAGAAGCAAGAGCGCTTAGAAAAACGATAAAACAAATTTTATATAAAAATGGTCGAAAAGTAAAAAGAATAACTGAGAGTGGTCAACAAGTTATAAGAGAATCAAGAGACAGATTAAATCAAATTGAAAACCTTGCAAAAGACACTAAACTAAGAGGCACTACAGGTGACTTAGTTAATCCTGGAAAAAGCGGTAGACTTATGTCCGCACTTGGATTAAGAAAAGGGGTTCTTGGTCTAGGCCTTAATGCTTTTATGTCGCCAGCAATAGCACTACCTACAGCAGCGATGTCTGTTGCAAGAGATATTAAATCAGGTAAAAGTACTGAAGATACTTTAACAAATCCATTTACATATTTACCAACAGCTTTTATGAAATCAGGAATGAAGGGTTTAGCTAAGATGGGAGCAACAAGAGGTTTAATGGGAGTAGCTGGACTAGGTTTAGGATCAGTAGCAGCGGCTCCAGTGGTAGGGGCACTATCCATAGCAGGGGGTTTAGCAACTTTAGGTTCAATGGGTTATCAAGGTTATAAAATGTTTAAAGATAGAAATAAAACTGATGAGGATTTTTTTAACTAGTATGAAAAATAAAACACTTGTTAAAAATATGGAGCATGTTAAATGGAAGGAAATCCCACCCTTAAGTGGACCTGATTCACAGGGGTTGAATGTTCCTGGAAAACAAGATACAACAATTAAGAACTCGGAGAATATAAATGGCAGATATAGACAAAGCTCTACCAAACGTAGAGACAGAACTTAAAATACCCGGCGAAGAAGAAATTCAAGAAGAAAGAATGGAAACTGTTGAAGAACAGGTTGGTCCAGATAGTATTGACGTAACTGCCGAAGAAGATGGTGGTGCTACAATTAATTTTGATCCAGAAGCAGTTAATCAACCCGGTGGCGAAGGTCACGGAGATAATCTGGCTGAATTATTAGATGAAAGTATTTTAGGAAAATTAGGCTCAGAATTAGCAGAAAATTATTCAACTTATAAAGCAGCTAGATCTGACTGGGAAGATTCTTATACTAAAGGGTTAGATCTTTTAGGTTTTAAATATGAAAACCCCACTCAACCCTTTCAAGGGGCTTCAGGTGCAACACACCCCGTTCTTGCAGAAGCCGTTACACAATTTCAAGCGCAAGCTTACAAAGAATTACTACCAGCTACTGGTCCGGTAAACACTAGAGTTATTGGTGCAGCCAACAGACAAAAAGAAGACCAGTCAGTTAGGGTCAAAGAATTCATGAACTATCAGCTCATGGATGTGATGAAAGAGTATGAACCCGAGTTCGACCAAATGCTCTTTTATTTACCTCTCAGCGGCTCTGCGTTTAAGAAAGTTTATTACGATGAACTACTTGGTAGAGCCGTTTCAAAATTTGTTCCGGCAGATGATATTTTAGTCCCTTATACTGCAACTTCTATTTCAGATGCAGAAGCAGTTATTCATGTTATTAAAATGTCAGAGAACGATGTTAGAAAAAAACAAGTAGCAGGTTTCTATATTGATGTAGAATTACAACCGGGTTACAATGAAGAAACAGACGTAGAGAAAAAAGAAAGAGAATTAGAAGGTGTTAAAAGAACTCGTGACGAAGATATATTTACAATTCTTGAAATCCATACTGACTTAGACTTAGAAGGATTTGAAGATAAAGATTCAGAAGGAGAAATGACTGGAATTAAACTTCCTTATATTGTTTCACTTGAATTAGGAAGTAGAGAAATATTATCAATTAGAAGAAACTATACAGCAGAAGATCCAACTAAACAAAAACAAGAATATTTTGTACACTTCAAGTTTTTGCCTGGAATGGGTTTTTATGGTTTTGGTTTAATTCATATGATCGGTGGTTTGTCTAGAACAGCAACTACTGCATTAAGACAATTATTGGACGCAGGTACTTTAAGTAACTTGCCTTCAGGATTTAAACAACGTGGAATACGTGTTAGAGATGAGGCTCAGTCAATACAGCCTGGCGAATTCAGAGATGTCGATGCACCTGGTGGAAACATCAAGGATGCGTTTATGCCCCTACCTTTTAAAGAACCTTCAGCTACTTTATTGCAGTTGATGGGAACGGTGGTTGCGGCAGGGCAGAGATTTGCCTCCATCGCTGACATGCAAGTCGGGGATGGCAATCAACAGGCAGCTGTTGGAACGACTATAGCTCTCTTAGAACGTGGTTCAAGGGTCATGTCAGCAATACATAAAAGACTTTATGTAGCGATGAAAAGTGAATTTAAGTTATTAGCAGGAGTTTTTAAAACTTATCTACCAAAAGAATATCCATACGATGTTGTGGGTGGGGAAAGAAATATTATGGTAGCTGATTTTGATGACAAGGTAGATATTATTCCTGTTGCAGACCCTAATATTTTTTCTCAATCACAAAGAATATCATTGGCACAAACAGAATTACAATTAGCACAGTCTAATCCACAAATGCATAACCTATATGAAGCCTATAGACATATGTATGAAGCAATTGGTGTAAAAAACATTGATCAAATATTGCCACCGCCACAACAACCGGCACCAATGGACCCTGCACAAGAAAATATAATGTCAATGTCCAATAAACCCTTCCAAGCTTTTAAAGGTCAAGATCATCAAGCACATATTACAACCCATTTAAACTTTATGTCTACTAGTTTAGCTAGAAATAATCCTGTTGTGCTAGGTTCATTAGAAAAAAATATTTTTGAACATATTTCTATGATGGCACAAGAGCAAATTGAGGTAGAAATGAGAGAAGAGATACAACAATTAATGATGTTACAACAACAAATACAACAAAATCCTCAAATGGGACAGAATCCACAAGTTCAACAACAAATGATGCAAATGTCTATGGCTATGGAGTCTAGAAAAGCTAAATTAATTGCTGAAATGACTCAAGAGTTTATGGAAGAAGAAAATAAGATCATGGGAGATATGGCTAATGACCCTATTGCTAAATTAAAATCAAGAGAGCTTGATTTAAGAGCCATGGATGACGTTGCCAAACGTGAACAAGAAGAACAAAAAATTAATATGGAAAAATCTAAGAATTTTATGGGTCAACAACAATTTGATGAGAAAATGGACCAAAATGAAGAATTGGCAGAGCTAAGAGCCGACACTTCTTTGGAAAAAACTCAAATGGGTATTGACGCCAAAAGGCAACAAGATAGAATGAAACAAATGGACGTTAGAATCTTGAAAGGTCCAAGAAGATAGTATACAATAAGTAAATAGGAGAAAAATATGAATAAACCAAAAACATTTTTTACAAAAAACAATCCAAATTATGTTGGTAAAGTTGTGTCAGATACACCAAGAGCAGATGGTTCTAATACACTTAAAACTAATTCAGATGGATTTGCAGAAGCAGTAGATTGTAAGATTCCTTTGGGTCAACCGACTGTTAATAAAGTTGGTGGTCAAAAAAGAATGTTAGCATCTAAGAAATCTTCCGTTAAGTGGTACTAACATGTGGTTGTCGGCAATTAAATTAGCCGTTTCTGCAGGTTCACACATTTACAAAAATAAGCAACAGACAAAAATGCTTATGTCAGATGCTGCTATGAAACATGCTCAGAAAATGAGTACTGGAGAATTAGAGTATTCTGGAAAATTACTAGAAGCTAGACAATCAGACTGGAAAGACGAATTTATTTTAATTTTACTTTCGATTCCGATTGTAATGTTAGGATGGTCAGTATGGTCAGATAATCCTGTACATATGGAGAAAATGGAGTTATTCTTCTTGCACTTTGGAAATTTACCATTTTGGTACCAAACTATTTTTGTCGGGGTAATTGCGAGCGTCTATGGACTTAAGGCAACAGATCTGATAAAGAGAAAATAACTTAGGAGAAAATATTATGTCAAATTGTAATTATAATAAACAGACAGCTAACCCAAGAGGAAGTAAGTCTTCTAAAAGAGTTAAGAAAAACATGGGCGGAATTATGGATTCTGTTGCAAGAAAAGATAATGCATCTGGTTACTATCCATCTGATATGGGTATGAAAGGCGGAGCAATGTATAAAAAAGGTGGCAAAGTTAAATAGTTATGAAAAAATTTTTAGCTAAGTTATTCAAGTTTAAACTTTGTAAATGTAGTTCTAAACCTATTTGCAATCACGAAGGTACAGCTATTAGAAAAGAAGTTAAATATTGTAGTAGTTGTAAAACTATTTTAAATGAAGGTTAATGCGAGATACTAAATCAATAGAAAGCTTTTTAAAAGAGAAATACAAAAAAATTACTGAGATGAGTTTGTTTAGACACTTGAAGAAAGAAGTAGAAACAGGGGCTAGCGGAACTCAAGATTATGTGATAAAAAAGGGACCCAATAAAGATAAAATAGCAAAAAAATAGAAAGGTAATTATGGAAGAAGACCACTTTATAGATAAAATAAGAAAGATAATTAAGATGAGACACGATGATACTATTGCAGCTATGGCCTCAGGTGGGGTTGACAGTATGGAAAAATATCAGTATATGTTAGGACAGATACGAACGTATCAATATTTAAGTCAGGAGATATCCAGCCTGCTAAACAAAAAGGAGCAATATGAACAAGATGGCACCGTTATCGACATCAACTCAAAGCCCAAAAATTGAGTTACCAGATAAGACACTAGTTGGTTTAAAACCGACCGAAAAAAAATCAGAAGAAATTGGAAAGATACCTAAACCTACGGGTTGGAGA